TGTTCGGGTATTGTGCTACGTTTGCAAATCCAGCAACGTTGTTCAAGTTAGATACCAGATCCGTATGGCATAATGCTAGGTAAGCATTACGAACGGGGCTTGCGCTTTGTTACTCCCTTATGGGGGATGCATCATTTCTGTGCATCTCAGAGCCTTTCGTAACTCTGGTCGGACTATCACATCACCTTACGGTGTTTCTGGGTTTAGTCTCTCACGCTGCATGCTTACGCTGCTTGCGCCTTGTCGCCATAGTTTCCCTTAGGCTTCCAAGTCAATTACCAGAAATTTTAATTGGGCCAAATTAACCCAAAACGGTCTTCACCTTGAATCAAGTCAGTGATGGTATAGGCGTTATTTCCCATAAGGGCTTGAATAACAGTATCAACATCACTACGTGTGATTTCAGTTGGGCTATCACCGTTAACGCCACCAACGCAATTGATGAATGATGCGGTTGATTGCAACATATCGCGCGTAAGCTGGTCTTCAGTTTGGCGTAAAGATACGCCAAGACGGCGAGAACCTTCGTTTAATACCATTCTGTTACTTTTGTGACCTATTTCTAGGCGGGCAAACCTCTTCGGATTCACCTCTGCATCTTTCGAATGCAGGTCAGACTATCGCATACCCTTGCGAGCCCATCTCACTTAGTCGTTCAGCCTGGACAAATAGTAAATGATCGTGTACAATTGTATAATATAACTGGTCCATAAAATAAGGTATCCTATGGAAGAAACACGACGACGCAAATACTATAAACGATCTGAAAATTACGTTCCAACTATCTACAAAGATACCGATCTTGCCTATATGGCTGGTATCGTTGATGGTGAAGGATGTTTCTATATGGGCATCATTCCCAAAAAGAAGGGCGATGGCTATGTAAGCGAACATTATCGCGGTCTTCTTAAGATTGATAATACTGATTATGTTCTTATAGATTGGCTTAATCAAACCTTTAGCGGAACCAACTCTGCTGCCACACGTACCACCTCTACTCAGAGATTCACACGTGAAGTATTCAGTTGGATTGCCACAGGTGATAGATTGCTCGATCTTTGTGAACAAATTCTGCCCTATCTTACTATCAAGAAGAAACAGTGTGAGATTATGATTAGGTTTAGAAAAACTTACACCGAAAGGCTTGGAAGCAACAAAGTTTCTAAAGAAAACCTTGAAGTTCGTCAGACTTGCTTTGAAGAGATTCGTAAACTTAATTCTCGCTTCCACTTACATCCTTTAAAACAATAAATTCAAATCGCGTCCTTGGCCCTTGTCACCCTAGCAAATGCCGTAGGCTTCCAAGTCAATCAGAGACGGTTTATAGACCCCATATTTTTTAGGGTCTTGATTTTGTAAAGTGCAAATCTGTTACTTTATGACTCTTTCGAGCGGGGATCCCTCTTCGGAGTTCCCTCTCTATATTGCTATAGAGTTCAGACTATCGCTTCGCTTTCGCGCCCTCTCGCTTAGTCGTTCACGGTGCTTTCGCTTCCGCCTTGTTGTCCCATAAGGAGTTCCAAGTCAATCAGAGTGGGTTTAAAGCAGGCCATCATTAACCTGCTCGTTTATTGTCACATACGTCTTTAACAATAAACTGTTACGGCACGTTTACCGTAAAAACTTATCTTCGCATCGATATCTACAGCTGTTAAATTTTGTGGTGGAGGTGTAACACCGCTGTTACCCAATGGCACCATAGCCGTATTTAATGGATTATACCTGCGGAAGCGGATTGTCGTACCACCTTGTCTAGGCATAACTTGATACATTGCTGCTAAGTTATGAATGAAATTGGGGATTGGTACGGCGAGCAACTTGTATGCAAAAGATTGCTGGACCGGCGCAGGAAGACTTGATGTAGTCGTTATACTCATCATATCTCCTTATTTTTTTTATTTTTTTTACTACTCAATTGTATTTTTTCATGTTATTATAATCATCATTAGGTGTAAACTAAAGATTTCAAAGAACAGTGGTAAATACAAACTAAAACCATGTGGATTTGGGATGACGACTCCCGCGTACTGTCTTGAGTTGACGAGACTCAGATACTGTCATGTGAGGATGGCGACTTCTCATTACTGCCACTAACAGTATAGGATGAATTTAAAATGATTGGCAAGACATTTCACAAATGGACAGTTTTAGCTGAATGGCCCAGTGAAAAACCAGGAAAGCATTATGAATGTATGTGCGAATGTGGAAATATTCGTATAAAAGCAGGAACTGATTTACGTGCAGGTCGTGGAACTCAATGCGTAGATTGCAAACTCAGAATGTTACATAACCCAGCAGACGAAATAGGGAAAAAATACGGTAAATGGACCATAATAAGATATGTTGATATGCATAGAAAGCTTATGCGTTATGAAGCAGAATGCGATTGTGGACATCGAGCTTTACAATGTGCATCAGAATTGAGATCAGGAAAAACAACACAATGTAGAACATGCCACAATAGAGAAATTGCAGCAAAAAATACCAAGCATGGCATGATTAATACATCTATTTACAAAACATGGCAAGCTATGATAAATCGTTGCACCGCGCCACATGCAACCGGTTATAAGGATTATGGCGCAAGAGGTATAACTGTATGTGAACGTTGGCGTAAATTTGTTAATTTTTATGCAGATATGGGAGATAGGCCAGAAGGATTAACCCTGGATCGCATAGATAACAATGGAAACTATGAGCCTTCAAACTGTAGATGGGTTACGCATCAAGAAAACTGTAACAATCGTAGGCCTTATGTTCGTAAGAACCCACGCAGAACCAAGGCTGAAATAGAAGCAGATAGAACTAAAAAGCAAATCTAGTTATACTTGATTCAAAATTGCGACATCGGCCTGTGCTCACTATCGATTGTGGACAGCATGGTGCAATAACCTACCACGGGGTGCCGGTGTCCACTTATTAGGATTAAAAATGAATTCAGTTATTTTATATCTCAGTATGCTCATCGCAATTCCTGCAGAACATATGGATTACTACGAGCGCTATGCAGATGAATATGGCATTACTTTAGAACAAGCTTTAGAGCGACACATCATACACAAAGTAGGATTTCCTGGTTTGTATGACGTTAAAGATACACGAGTATTTGAAGAAGATATCATTGAGCATCCATTCTATGGACCAATGACACCAGTAAAATAAAAGGGCCCCTTGCGGAGCCCCATATTATCCTAGATACATATACCTAGTTTTTTAATCACTGTTCGGATAGAACAAATATGCAAAGTGCTGCCGTAATTTAGCGCCTACAATAATCGATATACAGAAAGTAACTGCAAAGCTAAATCCTGAATATGAATTGTATGCATTAACGGGCATAAGACCAAGATATGCAAGTAAACTGAAAGCTGATACTAATACACAGCTAAATGCAGCTGTATGACATATCTGATCGTACAATGCAGTTTTGAACTTTATCATACAGGTCCTGTTGCAACTCCACCAGCAACGCCACCGGCTACCGAGAAGGTAGTTGCGGTTGCTTCTGCAATAGGTGCTACCGTTACTGATGCTATTTTAAATGCAGCACCATAAGCAACTGGTCCAGCAGCAAGCGCTGGAAGGCATACAATAGCAGTTAAGCCATATACTAAGCCATATCCTAAAAAGCGTCCTGCCCAAAAGCCAGCATTAGCGCCACCGACGCCGCCTGCTTTAAGCACTGGTTGGAATTCAATACGATATTCGTTGCCTTCAACCGAGCGTTGTACATCAAAATATCCATGCTCTTGCAACTTTAAGAGTGTAGCAACATCATAGCTGCGTATCTCTCGTTCAACTGCATAGGCTGGAACCTGCTGCGTAACACCCATACGTTGTACCACAAATGAAGAACCATCATGGAATAAACGATCAGGACTTGAAGGTCGTGAAGTTAATTCTACTAAACTGCTTGCTGCATTCAAACTCATTCCCATAATTAAAGACAATAGTAGTCTTTTCATAGATTTAGCTCTCTAATAAAGAATGTTAATAAAATAAAAGATGCTTCTGATCAGAAGATATATAAACTATATAATATTATGATTTGTTTGTAAAGATATATTTTAATTTATTTTTTTATTTCAGGTAGTAGCATCGATATCAAACTTTTCTTTAGGCAATTCCATCCAATATTTGAATTTTCCCGCATGATTTAAGTCTACTTTTACGGTGCCATCATAAATTGCAGGATCAAAAGCTAAATAAAATGATAAATCTTCAATATCATACTGTGCTAAACAGACACGGCCTTTCCACATAACCAGAAATGGTTTTTCATTTTTTGGAAGGTCATTATAATCATTAACTTTAATCCATTCCATATAATTCCTTAGGTAAATCAGGTAATGGCATCCAATGAGTGAACTTTGATTCACGTTCCCAATCTACCCGCCATGCTTGAGAATAACCAGCAGGTTCGAACATTATATAGAAAGAACCTTCTTCAACATCAAATTGCGTCATGCAAATTCTTCCTTTCCATAGAGATAAAAAAATTATACCATCGCGTGGTAAATCTTTAGAGTTCGAACACTCAATCCATTCCATATCATTCCTAACCGGTAGTCTACAAGGGCAATAAAACCATGGATAAGCTCTAAAGATAGTCAGATAACAGTCGATATATTAAAACAATCAACTCATCCATGGCAATAGTCCATACAAACAATAGTAGATAAGAAACGTGACGTTAAAACTTATCTACTACTGCCTGATGAACAAGCATTGCGTGTTTAAAAAACACAACAATAACTATGGGCTAGCTTACACTCTTCTGGCAAATTGTTCCATCTCTTCGCGCAATTTCTTTTTCAACTCTGGTGTTAAACCAGCACCGAATACATTGGCTTGTGCTAGCGGCGAATCTCCCTGCTGGGAACTCATGCCGGCAGATGCCTTTGGTTTTAAAGCGTTTTTTTGTGCTTGTTCTTTATCGCGGTTGTAAGTTGGCTGTGGATTGTTCAACACTTTCTCCTTAATAGCTAAATAGGCGAAGGTAAACTGTGCATAGGGATCATTAAGATTTGCTATACTACGAGCCGCATCAGGATCGGCATCCTTCAACGCTTCTATATTCTCTGGAGATAATACCTTATCTATATCCGGATACTTACTACGGGCTTTATTTTCAGCAGCAAGCTGATTACTTTGGCGTTTCATAGCTGCAAGCTCTTCTTGCATCTTAGAAAGCTCAGATTTCACCTGCTTTTTGACCTTGGAGATATGTTTACCTTCAACAATATCATCGTCACCAAGAGTAAAATCAAAATTATCAGGCTGCTGATTCCCCTGGCGCTCTTGCAGAAGTCTAATGAGTTCAGATTTTTCGCGCTCTGATTGTTCCCATTTGTCACGTAAGTTACGTATGTCCCTTTTATACAGGGCTGCTGGATCTGGTTTAGGGGGCTCTGGAGTGTGATCCACCGTTTGTTCAATGGCATCTGGTGTCTCTTCCTGGGTTGCTTCTTGGATAACTTCTTGTTCGTCTATCATTACTCATTCCTTATATAAATATTAAACTCTCACCATTCAATTCCATTGCACGTCTCTCGAGTGTCCCATCAAAGAAATCCATAACAAATCTGAGTAATTCATGCTCAGATTTATCAATCAACAGACATTGTTCTTTCATCATCAACGCAGCATCTTTAGATGGGATAACCCAGAGAAATTCTAATTCTTCTTTAGCTCTGTCATATTTATAGACAGTCTGATCATAGTTGGGGGATGGACAGGATTCACGGGGTATAAAATAGTTACGCAAGACGTTATCTAATATACGCTCACGCTTAGTCTCTATATGGATGTAAAAGTCATTGGTAAAAAGTTTTCTACCATTCTCGACTGCTAGGTAGATATTAGCCATCCATTCTTCTTGCATAGCACGTTGTTGCTCGATTACATCCGTTTTTTCATAACCTTTTTCCATTAACCGGACAGCAACAGCTCCGACAGTTTCCTTCTTTTCCACCAAAGGAACCTGGAGCCAATTATTCTTTTCTTCCATTACTACTCCTGGGTTTTTCTTTATTTGTAGCATAAAGTGGCTTATAAACAAGAGGAACATCAGCCGGATGAGTAGCT